GTCTTTAACTTGGAGGGTTATTCCATCATTGACTTGCAAATTATAGTTTTCATTGTTTAAGGCAACCAATTCAATTTGCATATAAGATGGATTGGGCTGAGAGTAAATATCCTCACGACCAGCCTGATGGGCTATGTCAGATATTGCAACATTTGTGTATTCAACCGCATTGATTGTTAGTTTCCAATCGGGAGTAAATACAGTCATTATCCGCCCTTGATGCCTGAGTTATACAGCTGTGGAACTGATCTTGATGCGCTGTTATTTAATACTTTAGCAACTGATCTTGCAGCACCTTCGCTATCAATAGATGAAACATAAATGTTTGTGGTGTTGCCACCTGCTTGACCAAATGGAGTTCCAACTTGTCCAGCCAAATTTTCTAGTTTTTTGCTACTTGGAGAAATGTTAGAAATTGATCCAATATCTGCTCCGGGCTTAATCAAGTTGATAACCCTAATGCTTTCATTTGCAAGGCTTATGATTAACCCAATTGCTTCTCTTAGGAATACAATGAATCCTTGAATGATGCCAGCCACAGCAGAAATTCCTTTGCCTAGACTTTCAGCACTTCTTTGGCTCTCCTGTAATCCTGCACTTAAACCCTGATCCCCAGTTAATCCTGCAATAAATGCATTGAGAGTTGGGATACCTGTGTTATTTAAGAATCCAATAAATCGCTCAACCTGTGGTAATAAAGCAACTCCAAGACTTTCTTTTGCTTCATCAAATCCTACTTTTAATCGATCAATCTTGCCTTGGAATGTTTCAGCGTTTGCACTAGCTGATCCACCATAAAGATCTGAAAGTTTTTGTTGAACTTCAGTAAATGAAAGAGTTGCAAGTTCGCTCTTTGATAATCCAAGTCCTAATCTGCCAAGAGCTGTGGTATTGCCATCTTGAGCCTTACCTAACGCATTGGCAACCTGTTCTAAATCTTTTCCAGATCCTTTGCTTATATCTAATGCTAGGCTTAATAACTTTTGGGCTTCCTCAGTTGATTTTGTCGAAACCGCCAACCTCTGCATTGCTGGACGCAATTGGTCATCCGCCACGCCAGTTGCTAAAGATGTTTTGAGGATCATTGCCTCAGTTGCCTTTATTTGGTCATCAGTTGCCCCTGTGGCAGTCTTTAATGCTTGGGCTAACCTTAATTGTGCTTGCTCATCCTCTATTGCAGCCTTGACCCCATCAACAGCTAATTTAGTACCATAGGCAACGGCGGCGGCAGCAGCGACCGCAAATGCAGCAGCAGCTTTCTTTCCAAATGCTCCGACCTTATCTCCAAAGGTTTGTATCTCATCATCGGCTTTCTTTAATCCTTTTTGCAGATTATCAATATCAGCAGCAAGGGAAAGCGTTAAGGTTCTACTTGCCATCAGCCCACTCTTTTCTAATTTCCAAAATTATTTCTTCAAACTCTTTAATGACTGTTGGTTGTAAATGTCTGATAGTTGGATAAATAAACCAACCTCTAGATCCAGCACCTTTGCCCATTCCGCCTGACCAACGCGGAAATTGTGGGTATCTGTTTGAACCAAATTCAGTAGCTGCGCCAATACCTTTGCGATTGCCTTTAGCATCATTTCGAGTGTTAAATTGAGTTGTTGCTCCACCTGAAAACTTTTGACCAGCAAAACCAAAAGATATTTCGCCAAGTAATGATGATGCTTTTACTTTACCGCCTTGAGCAATACGATCTGCTGCTTTACCGCGAGATGAAGCAATGCGTCTAATTTCTGATAATTCTTTTTGAGCAAGTTCTTGGATTCTACGCTTTGTTTCTTTTACAGCAGTTTCGTTCATTGTTCTTAAAACAGCTGCAAATTTATTAAGTTCGCGTTTATCATAAGCAATTGAGCGTTCGGTACTAACTGCCATGTCGCGCCTCCAATACTTCGATCGCTGTTAATATGTCATCCGCATCAACCCATTCACTCATTGGAATATGAGTTGCAATTGCCAACTCAACCAATAATCTGCTTAGGCTTCCTGCTTTGTGGCTTTTGGGTCTGCATCACCGACAATGACATCGGCTACTGTTTCCATCCAAATATCCAGTGGTTTGATTGGCTTGCTTCCGGCAACTTCACGCTTATGAGCATGATAAGCCAAAAACATAAGATCCCAAATACCCAGCTTCTCGGATGCTTGTCCAATGACATGTCCTGTCTGCTTTTCCCATTTCGCCCACTCAGGCGGTTGGGCAATATATGTTGCTTGCTCGCCTGAGCTGTATTCAATTGTAATTGGTAATTTCATTTTGCTCCCGTTGCTAGTTTTTAACTAAAAGTTTCTACTACTGCGCCTTTAGATACTGTGAATGTGAATGATACTGTCTGAGCATCAACACCTGAACCACCAGCAGTTGGAAACTCAGGCTTTACTGGAAACACAAATTGTGCTCCTGATGCTGCTGTCAATGTCATGCTGATATCTGTATCTGGTGCGCTTTCAGCAGCAGCCCATAGAGCCTCGCAAACTGAGTTTGCCTTGCCCCAATCAGCCAACATATCCAATTGGAATGTTCCTGAAATGTTTGTTGTCTTGTATGCTTCGCCATCCATAGTCTGATAAACCTGACGCTCATTGACTTTGGTTAGAACTGCATTTGTCGCTTGTGCTTGAATATCTGTTCCACCTGTGAAAGATAAACCAACATCACGACCGGTAATTACGACTGTTGCCATGATTTCTCCTTATACTGTTTGTGTGTAGTAGGTAGATACTCGAACATCTGCGATAAGCAGCGTTGATGCACCAACTTGTGAAACTGTCGGTCTTTCAACCGAGCTGACAATGTATCCAACTGGGATGACTGCCAGAACACTTATGATTAATTGCTCGATATTGTCGAGCGATGCTGGATTGCTGTTGTATGCAACTGCAACTGTGATCGTCATATTAATTTTAGCCCGAATGTTTGTTTTGCTTATTGTTTCAAATTCAAGATACGGAGAATCTGGAACGCACACAATTGCTGGGGGAATTATAGACTCTGGAACCCAAGCGTATACATTGCCCGCAACAGTAGATAAAGCAGTTGCTAAAGGTGTGCGGATTTGTTGAAGAATTGTTTCGTTAGGCATTTATTGACACATGCTTTCAGGATCAATATATGATCCCAACAAACCAACGCATTTATTGAAAAGTGATCGACCCATTCTAAATGGTGTCGCTGTAAAATCTACTCCTTCGATTTGTCCTCCGCCGGCAAGTCTGGCTTGGAAAACTTCGACTGAAACGGTATAGACGGCTGATTGAACAGCTGCATTTCCAACATAAGTTGATCCGCCAGAAAGGGCAGCAACTCCGGATGGGATGACATTAGCCTCGAGTATGTCGGCATTAGTGATTGATTGCGAAAAGGTATATTGTCCAAGATTATCTGCCAGCACAACTCTTGTTCCGTTGTAAGGGCTTCCGCATCCTGTGATGACAACTGATTGTCCTTCGGTAAATTCATGAATTCCTAGTGTAGTAAAAGTGGCGACATTATCAGTCAGCGACAGTTTATCAATTGGGCTTTTAAATGTAACTAGCATTGGCAGAATAACTGTTTCTGCTGTATCGATAATTTGATTTAAGTAAGCATCGTTATACAAAGATGATGACACACCAAGCACAGATCGCAACTCGGTGGCTGTAATTATACTTGGCATGTCATCTCCTTACTCCCTTAATGGATGCCTAGGATCGGGAGCAACCCTAGGCACTCAGTTAAACTAATTTAGTTCTTGTTGAACCAAACTCCGCCACCAGCAAGTTTTACTGCTAGTGCGCCGTAGCCGTAGTAAGCAACAGATACTTGACCAGTTGCTGTAATGTCGGAACGAAGTGTTAAGCGTGGGCTCTCATACCATGTGAAAGCATCTGGATTTACAACGATCATTGACTGATCTCCAGTTGTGTAGCCATCAAGTGAGCGAGAAACATAAAGATCCAAGCCAGCAACATTTCCACGAAGTGATGTAGGAACTACATTTCCACCAGCGTTTTGAGGTTGAGAAGCATTGTAGATTGGGCGACCGCTGTCGTTGTAGCCCATGATGTTGCCCCATTGAGTGCTATTAACAATTAAGTTGCGAGCAAATCCAAGTGAGCCAGAATAAACAGATGCAGCAGCACCTGATACATATGCTAGAAGTCCAGCAGCTGTGTTATCTGCTGTTGCTGTCAAAAGTGAGCAAGATGATCCTAAAACTCCTGCAACATATGAATCTGTGGTCTTTGCATAAGCAAATTCCATTTGACGAACTAATTCATCAAAGAATGCTGGAGATGAACGATCTAGAAGTTCAACTGAGAATGTTTGTCCGCCAGCAAATTTTTTAACATCAACAGAAACGAATGATGAAGTCATATCGGTTGTGTCGATTGCTGCTGCCTCTGCCTCTAGGGTAGTTGTTGGCACAGCTGTAATTTTAGGAATTTCGAATGTCATACCAGCAGCAGGAAGTGTGCCACGAGATAGAGCATCGATTAATCCACGATCAGCATTTGACAGACCATTGATGATCTCTGTTGATTGTGGTGTTGGAATTAAGCCAGCAACTGTGCCGGTTGTGTCAGCAGCCATTACATATTGACGGCTTTCCTCTGAACCTAGTGCAGCACGAACTGAATGCTCCAAGTAAGTTGCTTTTGAATTGATTGGTGAGCGTGGCTTTGTATAGGCAACAGACTGAGCTGCCACTACGACCACAGGCTCAGACTTTGCAGCTTCTACCGCTTCGGTTGCGATAGGAGCATCTGAAGTAATATCAGACACTTTGTCCTCCTGTGTTGTTTGATCCTCAGCGGTTGCTTCGGAATTCTCTGGTGTATTTGTTGCAACTACCGATTCAACTTTCGCTGAGGCAATAGCCGGATCAGACACCAAACTGACTTCTTGTAAAGAACTTTTTGAAATAACCATTGCGCCATCTTTGTTATCCCATGCATCTACCATTACGCCAACAGAAAATCCATCTCTTAATCCTGTGGCTGCTTCCTCAAGAGCATCATCAGCTGCAAAAGTCTTTGCAAGTTTAAATGTGCCTTCTAAACCTTGATCGTTTGCAGTAATGTCAATTAATTTACCCAATGGGCGTGTTTTGTCATGCTCTAATAGCAATTTGACAGGCTTTGAAAAATCAATGCTGTCTTTAGCAAATACAGTTTTGCCGGCTGAAGTATTTCCAGCCTCATTCCAACTGACAATCGTTCCAGAAATAGTTCGCTTATTTGTATCAGCAGCGGTTATGGTAATTGGGAAATTAATCTTCATCGGATTAAGTCCTCCTCTTCTTGGATTTGCTCAACGCTCATTGCGCCAATGCGATTTAGGATTTCATAAACTTGCGCACGCTCTAATGCTGAGCCACGCAAAAAGTCGTCTATATCTACACGAACCTCCACGCCGTTGGGTACGAAATCCGCAGCGGACAGGCGTTGCTCAATCGGTGTTATGATGTTTCTTAAACTAAAATCAATTAATGCTTTACGCTCCATAATAGTTGTGCTGTATGTCATGCTAGTAGTTTCAGCAGATAAGAATGATGCCGGAATACCAACTGCTCTTGCAATTTCTGTTGCGAGATATTGGCGTGCTTCATTTAATTGCAATTTTTGTGGATCAAAGCCAAGAGCGTTTAATTCAACATCAGCATTTAAGAATGCAGTTGCTCTTGTGTTTCTAGCAACTTTCCATGATTCCAAAAGTTTTGTGATTCGCTCTGGAGTTAGGTTTGTGCCATTTGATTTTAACACCATTGTAGGAACTGGCTCTTTAGCGTATAATTCCGCAGCCTTTTCCAATTCTTGTGCAGCTCTTATTGTGCGACCGGCTCGATTTAACACACCTTCATCAAGTCCGCTAAATACAACTAAAGATCCAATTCCCGTTGCTGGAACATGCATTCCATCAACCATGTAAGAAGTGATCTCAGTTTGATTTGCATTTAAGTTATATGAAACTCGATCTGGTGCAACTCT